GCGCTCTCAAGGTCTGATACGCCTTTTTTGTTGTATGTGAATTCCAGTGTCTTGGCGTCAAACTTGACCTTGCCGAAAGCTAGAGCCCAGACACGGATTGCGCCGCGATAGTTCGTTGGTGTCGATGCATAAAGCGCGTTGAGGTGTGAGGTACAGGAATGATCATCGACATGCTGTAAGGCGGAATAGGCGAGCTGGTGTGTGTGTTGCGAGAAACTGGCAACCTTTTTGCCGTAGCCAGCGATTGCGTTTTTCAGTGCTGCGCCCTTGAGGATTTTAAAAGACATGGTGTGACTCCCATTGGTTAAGGTTCAAGACTGACCACATGGTCACGGAATGGCACCGTGTACGGGTGCCATGCTGAAACAATGCGTGTGATTTGGAATGCAGAACGCGACCGGCAACCAATCCGAAAACCGGCTTTCCAATCGCGTCTATGAATTCCAAATGTTTGATTTTTTAAACCGCAAAGGCTGTAGCGCCACTAGGTTGCTGCCCTTCACAAGTCAGCGCGTTTCCGCTTGCCTCTTGTGTTGCCGGTTATCTTTCCGCCACCTTGCCGAACCCCTGAGACGCAAGCCCCGATTAAATCGGTATTGCCTCAAGTCGGTTTGGTCGGAACCTTTGCCGATGCACGTGTTTTAATGTCCGCACCGTGCCGCGCGTCCTTCCCCTAACCCCAGCTTGTCAGACTGGGTAAAGCGTTGCTTTGGGTCGCCCTATAAAGACTATCCCCCGTTTGATCCGCTGGCCGGTCAATCTTGCCACCGATCCGCTTAAGCGAATCAATTGGGCAAAACCTCGCAAGCCTTGGAACGAAAGAAAGTCCCTTTCATCAAAGAACGCGCCTTTTTGAGAGCGCCCCGCGGGGTCGTTGTGTTTCCCTTTGGTGATTTGGATTAAAATCTAAAAAATAAGAATTAGCAAGGCTAAAAAGCTAAATAAATAGATTTAATGTGCGATAAATCTATTAAAATATTGAAATTGAACAATAAAAAAATATGCAAAATATCCAAAAGGGGTTGATTTTTGCTGGGGTATAGAGTCACCCATAGGGGCAATGGTGGAGTGCGCGCGTTGACTGGTGGCGCTGTAAAAGACCACTGGCAAGCATGCCGCATATGCCCTCTGTTCCCCCATATCCCCCTATAGACCGTTCCTAGCGTTCCTGAGAGCCTTTGAAGGCAGGTAGAGCGTAAGGGGGCTTATGTGCCTGCTATGTGGCTTGCACCGTAGAGGGGACTGCTTGCCAGGCACCAGAGGCACCGCTTCCAACTGGTCCCCTTGGAAAGACCACTAGACCGCGCCCTACCGTACCGCGTCATCATCTAGCCATTACCCACACACCCAAGGCGCGAAGCGCCACCCCTCACAATGGGCGCGGCAATCAAACGCCTATAGAGCGACCATGAGCGGGAGCAATGCCGGAACATGGCAAAGCGGCAACCAGAATGCGGGTTAGAGCCGGGTTAGGTCGTGCGCATAAGGGGAAAAGGCCAGCAATCGCAAGGCGCTAGGGCGGGGTGGCTATAGGTTCTTTCTGGAGGGGGCCTCACCGCGGGAGGGCCGCAGCGCAGTATTTCAGCGTTTTTTGACCACCGAAAACAGTGCTTCCGATTCCCAATGGCACAAAGCTGGAGAGAAGTTCGTGAGAATTGAAGTCCGTAAGGATCTCAAACACTTGATGACGTTTCAGCAACGAGCACGTTTTCTACTTGATGGGAAATGGCGTGGAGAAGCTCAACGCGGGGTGGTCGATGCAGGCCGACGCACAAAGACGCAGGTGCAGAAAGCCGTCGCAAAACAGATGAATGTCGCTGCCGGATCCTACCAAGGGTATGTTGTTGCGAACACATTCGGTTTTTCAAAACCGCAAGACCTGTCTTTCCAGATCTCGGCGCGGAAAAAGGGCGGCAAGATTGAGAACTATAAAGGTCTCAAGGTCTTATCGACGCAAGGACGGACGGCAAAGCGGTACAACAAAGGTCGCAGTCTCTTCGAAAAGGGATTTGTAAAATCCAGTGTTTGGAACTCGCCGCGCACGTTCAAGCGTTCTTTTTCCAGAGACGGTGCCTTCTATGCTCTCATTCCGGGCGGTAAAGCGTCGGGTAAGTTACCAAAGGAGTTTTGGACGCCTGGCTCAGCAAACCAACCTCGTGACAGCCAAGGTCGGTTTAAATCTACAGGTAAAGAAGGGTACAGCATCCGACGTTTGTACGGCCCTTCGCTTTCCAAAGAACTTGATAAAGACCTGTCATTGAAAACGTTTTTGGATGTTGCTCCGGTACAGCTGGATATTCACGTCACCAAACGAGTTGAAAAAATCCTGAAGTTTTAGCCGTTTATGGGATCTCGTCGGGGCACCCAATGCTGGCGAGCGTGAGCGTCGGGAACTGAAGTGTAGTTCTTCTTCGGTGAAACGGGGATGCTGGCCCGAGGCGTTACTGTGCACGGCCAATCCACCGATCTCACGCAAATACAAATAAGCAACTAAAGAGTGTGCCGGGCAAGTGAAGTGCCCGAAAACACGGGCATACAGCAACCTGAGGGCGAAAATGGCACGTAAGGCGCCGTTCCCTGAAACCGTCGGCAGTGCCGAGATGGCAAAGCTTCTGGGAGTAACCACGCGCCGTCTTACCCAGCTCGTCAAAGAAGGCGTGTTGGTCAAAGAGGGACGCGGTTCATTTTCTGTCTGTGAGTGCATCCAGGCATTTACGGATTTCAAGGTCCGAACATCGGTAGAGCAGGCAGCGCCGAGCGCTGCAGAGAAAGTCCACCAACGCATAGAACAAATACTAGCCCGTAAATTGGCCAGAGATGATCGGGAGCTGATCAGTCTGGAAGAGGCAATCGATGCCTTTGAGGATATCAGCGGTCAGTTTTTGGTCTGCTTGTCTGGTCTGCCTTCTCGCCTTGGTCGGAACGACCTTCAGGAACGGAGACGAATAGAGAAGATCCTCGATGTCGAGCGAGAACGGCTTTCTGGCAGTTTCACCAAAAGGGCACTTGCTTTACGAGCGGGTGTCGCGGCTTTTGAAGCCGACGAAGAGGACGACGCCTGACCAGTGGGGAGCTGACAACCGGGTTTATCCGCCGTCCGCTGGACATCCGGGGCCACGTGACCCGTCACTGACGCCGTATACGATACCGTTCTCTCGGGCAGTGCATGAAGGGACGTACCCACGAAATGCCCTTGTGATGTTTGCACAAGGTGGCAAGTCGGAGGTCTTTCTGGACATCATCGGACACCGGATGGACACAGCTCCGGTTCCGATCCTTTACACCGGTCCAAGTCAGCAGTTTGTCCGGGAGCAGTGGGAACCAAGGGTGACGGCGCTTTTTGACGAAGCGCCAAAACTGAAGCGAAAACTTCCACGCGGCAAGCGCATGAGTAAGACGCGGAAGGTCATTTCAGGTGTGCCTCTGCGACTTGCTCATGGCGGTTCATCTACCGCGTTAAAGTCTGACCCGGCAGGTTTGTGTTTGACGGACGAAGTTGATGATCTCTTGTCCAACGTTAAGGGGCAGGGCAATCCGCTTCGGCTTATTGATCAGCGCGGTGAAACCTACCCGAACTTTGTCCATGCAATGGTGTCGACGCCAAGCACCGGACTTTCGGAAATTGAAGTTGATCCGGAAACGGGATTGGAATTCTGGGCGGTTCAGGACCCTGAGCAGATCAGTTCAACGATCTGGAAGACTTTCCAGAGCGGAACACGTCGACACTGGGCCTGGCCATGCCCTCAATGTGGTGAGTATTTCATTCCTCGGTTTAATCGGCTGAAGTGGGATAAACCCAAAGACGCATCCGGGCGAGAGTTACCGTCGACGCCGATCATGGCGAAGAAAACGGCATATCTGCTTTGCCCATGTGGCTGCCCAATTGGGCATGAACACAAAGACTGGATGAACGAGCGCGGCGTTTATGTGGCGCCGGGGCAAAAAATCACATCGGATGGAAAGGTTTCGGGCCAGCCACCTGATAGCATCACGGACAGCTATTGGGTGTCGGGTCTGGCTTCTCCTTTCTCCAGCTGGGGTGAAAGGGCAGCCCGCTATGTTGAAGCGGTTCGATCTGGTGATCCGGACGAGGTACAGGTCGTCCTAAACGCCCAATTTGGAGAACTCTACGCGGAAGGTGGAGGCGAAGTTCCAAGTTGGAAAGCGATTTCGAAGCTTGCTTCGGAGACGTATGTATCCGGTCAAGTCCCGTCGGGCGTCAAACTGATTATCGTCACGGTCGATGTTCAGAAAAACCGTCTTGTTTATGTAGTTCGGGGTTGGGGAGCCAAAGCAACGTCGTGGCTCATTGAAGCCGGTGAGATCCACGGTGAAACGGCAGAACTGGAAGTCTGGGATACGCTTGGTGAGTTCATTCAAGGTGACTGGGACGGGATCCCAGCCAAACTGGTTCTTGTCGACGCCGGTTTTCGTCCGGGCAAAAAGGACACAGTCCCGGTAAACCGGGTTTACGAGTTTTGCCGCAAGCACATTTCCTTGGCAAAACCGACCAAAGGTTCATCGCACCAAATGGTGCGCCCGATTGTCGTCTCCAAGATCGATGTGAATGCCAACGGTAAGCTCTTCAAGAGAGCTTTGGAACAACACCGCTTGGATACTGACCACTGGAAGAGGTGGGTACACGAGCGTGTTTCATGGAATTTGGAACAGGACGGTGCCTGGCATCTGCCAGAAGACATCACCGAAGACTATTGCCGACAGATCGTTTCTGAAGCTCGGGTGAAGAAGGCATCTGGCGAAGTTAAGTGGGTGCCGAGATCTAAAGAAAATCACTTCTTTGATTGCGAATCCATGCAAGCCGCCGCGGCATCGATGCTCAATGTTCTCAAGCTCAGAGAGAATAGTCCAACGCATCGCCGGAAACCATCCAAACCGATGGAAAGTCAAACCAAGTCAACAGGAAGCGGTTGGCTCGGAGAGGAAAGCATATGGTGACAGACGAATTCACACTCGAAGAAAAAAAAGGGCTGCTTGCTGAGTTGAAACGCGCCCGTTTTTCAGGGGCCTTGAGGGTCAAGTTCAATGATCGGGATGTGACATACAAGTCTGATGCTGAAATGGCTCGTGCAATTTCAGCACTCGAAGCGGACATTGTGCGCTCGTCTGGTGTCAGACGGTCTGGCGTCTTGCTCACCAGCTTCTCCGACGGTGCATGATGCAAAACAGCCTCGACAAGTTGATCGGGTATTTCGCACCTGGTCTAGCAGTCAAGCGTGCTGCTGATCGGGTAAGGCTACGTGCATATGAGGGTGCTTCTAAGGGGCGCCGTGCACAGCACTGGAATGCCGGCCGTTCCTCTGCCGACACCGAACTTGCGATTGCGGGCGTAGAACTCCGAGCACGATCACGAGATTTGGAGCGGAACAACAAACACGTTGCCAAGGCAGCTTCGGTTCATGCGGACAATATCGTGGGTGAGGGGATTATCCCTCGTGCCAACACTGACGACAAAGACCTCAATAAAAAGATTGATGACCTGTTTGATGACTGGGTTGAGAATTGCTCCCCAGATGGTCAGCAGACATTTTACAGCCTGCAGCACCAAGCGGCGCGGGGGATGGTTGTCGGCGGTGAAATGCTGGCCCGCAAGCGTATTCGTCGCAGCAGTGATGGCCTGAAGATACCGCTTCAAATCCAGCCGATTGAACCTGATCTGCTGGATGATGCGAAGGTTGCCGAAAACGCGGCACGCAATGTGGTCAACGGCATCGAGTTTGATCAAATCGGTCGCCGCACTGGGTATTGGATGTTTCAAGTTCATCCCGGCACACAGAAATTTTGGGGCAAGAACAATCTTCAAAGTCGCAAGGTGCCGGCTGACCAGATCGTTCATTTGTATGAAGCGCAGCGAGTTCAGGCGCGGGGAGCGCCTTGGACCGCGCCTATTCTCTTAGATGTGAAGGATTTGCAGGAATATCAGACTGCCGAAGTGTGGCGGAAGAAAATCGAAGCCTGTGTGGTTGGTGCGGTAATACCCAACTCTGATGATCTGGCGCCGACTGGGGACGATAATGTGCTCGGCGTTACAATGAAGGATGCTCGCGGGAATAACGTGACGCGGATGGAGCCGGGCATGTTTGTCATTGCGGAAGGGGGCAAGGAGGTCAACTTCAATAATCCGGCTGTCACGCTCTCTCAGGAATCCTATCACCGCTTGGCAACTAGAGATATCGCCGCAGGTCTTCGTGTGCCGCATGTCCTGATGACGGGCGACACCAGTCAGATGAATTTCTCCACCTTCCGTGCGGATATGGTGGCTTACAAGCGGTTCATCCGGGCCCAGCAACAGCACTACATGCTGCCGATGTACTGCAAGCCGATCTACGGTTGGTTTCTGGAAATGATCCAGCTGCTTGGCTTGATTGAGCCCCGACACATCCCTGTGATGTGGACCCTGCCAAGGTTTGAACAGGTCAATCCGATCGACGATATCCGCGCGGACCTTATGGCAGTGCGCGCTGGCTTTAAGACCTTGAAACAAGTCCAGACCGAATACGGCAACAACCACGATCAGTGGATTGCCCAGGTTGTGGAGATCAACGAAGCCTTGGACGACAAAGATATCGTTCTCGACACCGACCCTCGCCACACGACCCTTCAAGGGCAAATGCAACTCTCCGAAACGAACGATGGAGGCACTGGTGCCGATCAAGAATGAAACCATTCGGATCCGGAAAGAGCGCGGAGAAGTAGAGGTCCGAGCCGACACACTCAATGAGGAAGACAGAACGGTTGAGGTGATCTGGGCAACCGAAGCACCGGTCAAGCGGTATTCCTACTCGGAAGGCTACTACATGGAAGTGCTTTCCATGGAAACGTCTGCCATTCGGATGGAGCGCTTCGAAAACGGAATGTCGCTCCTGGACAGCCATTTTAATTGGTCGATGGATGATCGGATCGGAACCATTGTTCCGGGGTCCATTCGCTTTGAAGATGGCAAAGGTCACGCAACGGTCAAACTCTCCAGAAAGCAAATGGCCGAAGACCTCCTGCAAGATCTGCGGGACGGTCACCCGTTCCCTGTCAGCGTTGGTTACAAAATCCACCGATATGAAAAGTCGGAGGGTGAGGATGGTGAATTGCCCACACTGAAAGCCATCGACTGGGAGCCTATGGAATTGTCCGCTGTACCTATACCAGCGGATGCCGGTGCGCATTCTCGAAGTGAGGATCGCGAAACCTATGAGTGCGACGTGATCCGGCACGTGCAGGAAGAAGCCGCAGACGCGGCAATCGACAATGAGGATACCAACATGCCTAAGCCATTGGCCGCGTCACAGGAAGGTCAAGACGTCAATACCCCTGTGAATGACCCGATCAACGATGATGGAAGCCGTTCTGAACCGGCGAACACCCCGGCTCCCACCAATGTGCCGGATTCCGATCCTGTTGAGCAGGGTCGAAATGAGCCGGAGGTCCGCCCCGAAGACACCAACAACGGTGTTCACGGCGAACGTCAGCGATCTGCGGACATTTTGCAAATGGGTCAACGACACAATCTGCCAGCTGACATGGTCAACGAAGCAATTCGTTCCGGTGTTAGCGTGGGCAATTTCCGTCAGCAAACATTGAATTATCTGGCTGACATTGACGAGCAGACACCGACCTTCAGTATTGGCGCCCAGCCCCGTGGCGGGCAGGATGAAGTTGATACCCGTCGTGCCGCCATGCAGAACGCACTTCTTCATCGCGTGGCGCCCGGCCGCGAGGAGCTGACAGATGCAGCCCGCCAGTATCGCGGGTTGCGCATGATTGATATGGCCCGCGAATGCCTTGAAGCTGCAGGTGAAAAGGTACGGGGACTAACACCGGACGAGATCGCCAAACGTGCGTTCCATACCTCAACGGATTTCCCAATTCTGCTTGAGGGGACAATCAATCGGCAGCTACGCTCTGCATATGATGTCTATCCGCAGACGTTCCGGGGATGGGCGCGGCAGTCGAGTGCGACCGACTTCCGCGAAATGCACCGCATTCAGGTTGGCGAAGTCGGTAGTCTTCTCCCGCTCAATGAAGACGGTGAGTACGAATCCACGACCCTCGGTGAAGGCCGGGAGAAATACCGTATTGGAACCTTTGGCCGGAAGATCGGGATTACGCGCAAGGTTCTCGTGAATGATGACCTGTCCGTTTTTACGAACCTGCCATCACGCTTCGGCAATGCCATCGCCCGACTAGAATCAAACGTTGTTTACAACTTGCTGTTGGACAATCCGAAGATGTCTGACGGCGTTCCTATCTTCCATGGGGACCACAACAACCTATCGGCACTGGCTCTGACATTGGAGAACATCGCCAAGGCAAAGGTTGCGATGTTGAAACACAAAGGGGTCAACAGTGAAGAAGATACCCTTGATATTCAGCCGGATTTTATCCTGCTGCCGCCAGAGCTTGAGTTTGTCTATCACAAGCTGATGGGGATCATCCATCCAACAAAGACGGATGATGTCGCGCCTGACTATGTTCGCCGCCTCACACCGGTCATCGAACCGCGTTTGTCGAAGATTGGGGCAAATGCCTGGCATCTTGCTGCGTCTCCAAATCAGATCGATACGATCGAATATGCCTACCTTGAAGGCAACGAAGGTCCGTATGTGGAAACGAATTACGGCTTCGAGGTCGATGGTATGCAGGTCAAGGTTAGGCTCGACTTCGGTGCAGGCTGCATCGACTACCGCGGTCTTTATCGCAACAAGCCAGCCTAATCAGCCGGCTTTTTCATTTCCAATCTGACTTCTGAGGATCTGACGATGAAAAATTACGTCAAAGAGGGAACCCGCGTGACCTTTGCCGCGCCAACCGGCGGCGTGAAGGGGGGCGACGGGATTGCAATTGGTGACCTTGTCGGCATCGTTTCCTACGATGCTGATGAAGATGCATCCTGTGAAATGCACACTCAGGGTGTGTTTGTTATGCCCAAGGCTGCAGCTGATACCTGGGCTCAGGGCGTGAAGCTGTACTTCAAGGCGTCGGATAAGACTGTTACCACCACAGCATCCGGTAACAAATTCTGCGGTTATGCGGAACGCGCAGCTGGTGCTGATAATGTCGAAGCTCGTGTACTTTTGGCGCACTGAACCATGAAGTTTGATCGCCTGGACCGCATGATTTCGAATTCGATTGACCGTACCATAAATGATGGCCGGTTTCGCATTCAGTCAGTGGCCCAGGCGTCACCCAATGGCCGACGAAAGTTGGTGCCAGAAAGCGTAATAGAAGGGATTTGCGTTTTCGGGCGGCCGACGGTTGATTTCGGTATCGAGCTCGGTGTTCGCAAAAGCTACCGGGAGAGTAATGACTTCCGCTCAATCTCCGTCGGTCGTGACGCCACAGCCTCGATTGATGTGAAATACTTCCCTGATGGACTTCCCAAACAAGGCGACCGCTTCCAGCTCCTGGATAAGCCGGATGAGCCTGTATTCACAATTGGTGAAGTTCGACCGGACGGCAAATCCCGGTTTGTCATATCGCTTCACGAAACAGAGATAAGCCGATGATCCTAAACCGGATGATGACCCGGATAGCAACGGTGTGTGCTCTGACGAACCATCACCGTGATCCATATCCGACGATGGCAGGACCACACATTTTCGACAGCCGTGTCGAGCCGGTCCAATCCCTGTTCGAGGACGGGGAGAGCAAACCTTTCTGCATCATCTACACTGATTACGACAAGAATGCTGTGTTGAAGGGAAATAGGTCGAGAGACGCCGCAAATCGAAACGTGACAATCACGTTTGAGATCTATTGCGGGATAGTCTCACAAGAAGAGGAAGGCGAGTATAAGCTCGATGTTCCTGTGACGGACAGCGAGCTTGAGATCACGCTCGACATTTTCGAAGACCAGATTTTCCGAACATTGCATGGTGAAGGGGAAGCTGCTCAAGCTTTCAAGTCCTTGGTGCATGGCTATGAAAGTATGGTTAGTCGGCGCGGTGCCAATGACGAGGGCGGTAAAAAAATAGCTGCCCGCCAGATCACCATTGAAGCGAATTGCTTACGTGATCCGATTGCGGGTGCCGTACCTTCATATTTGGCCGATCTCTTCGATCGGATGGAGGATGATCGCGACTATGAAGTCGTGGCCAGTGCCTTACGGAACCTCTACGCCGATGCGGGTGGAAAGACTGCGGCAGAACTGACCAAGGAATTGCTCGGGTATCCAAAGCGAGTCGCAGATCTTCTTGGTACTCCAAGCGTTGCGTTGTTTCCGTCAACTGGAATCGTCTGGTTCAATGCGGACGGTAGCCCACTGAAATGAGCCTTCTCGACGCTGTTTTGTCGCGCATAAGTAAAAGGTTCGCCCGTCTTGAGGCACAAGTCGCCGAACTCGAGCGCCGGTTGAACAACCTTATACGTGAGGCTGTGGTAGACGAGGTGAATGATGACGGAACGGTTGTCGTTACTGCGGCCGGTCTGCAGTCGAAACCAGTGCCATCTATCACTAGGGCGGGGAACTTGCGAGATTGGGAGCCACACACTCCCAATGAGCGTGTCCTTTTGATTTCACCAACCGGTGAAGCTGGCAAGGGGCTGGTTCTGCCGGGTGGATATTCGGACCAATTTACCCAACCTCACAACAAAACAGATGAAGCGCGCAGATCGTTAGGCGACACGGTCATTACGATGACCGGCAGCGGCTACGTAATCGAAACTCAGTCCATGGTCATTAAATGCGACGATCTCACGATTGAAGCCAACGTGGACATCAAGGGTGATCGTGTCACCCACAATGGCAAGAACATTGGCGACACCCACAAACACGGTGGTGTTGTTCGTGGCCAAGACAAAACAGACCCTCCAATTTAAAATTTAGGAGCATGTGATGCCGAAGTTCACCGTTAAATCCGATACCTGGATCGAAAACCAGCTTCGGAAAAAGGGCGACTCTGTCGAAATGACAGAGAAGGCCGCCAAATATTACCTGCAGATGGGTCAGATTGTTCCGGCTGACAAAACCCAGGCGGAAAAGAAACCCGCAGAAACCGGAGCCAAGAAAACGCCAAAAGGCGGGAAGACTGCAACGTGAGCAGTGTCGGCATTGATGCCAACACTGGTCGGGTATTGATCGGTTGGCCTCATATTGTCCAGAGCATCGGGAAGGTATTGATGACCGAGACCGGCTCAAGAGTTGAGCGTCGCGATTACGGCTCTGGTGTTCCTGCATTGATCGACACCCCAATGACACGGGAAAACGTTGTCGATTTCATCATGGCAGTTGCAGAGGCTCTTGAGCCTCGCGTCGTCAATGGCATGTGGTACGGCGAACCTCGTGTGCAACTCTTGAATGTCCGACCACACGGCACCGCAGATGGTGAGCTACTTCTCTTCCTCGACTTGATTGAAATTCCAAACGGGCACTTGGGTGATTTCACTCCCGCTAATCGGCGTGAGCAAGTGTTCGTCGTCGATGGTTATCCAGGTACCAATTCGAGTCTGACGCAATGACCGAACTAAGCTCACTGCCCAAGCCCCAGATTATCGAAGAACTTGATATCAGGGCAAAAGAAGAGGAATTGCTGAAGCGTCTACGGGGGTTATACGCCGCCCGGGGTATTGAAATCACGACGCTCGCGCTGGAAAGTGAATCAGCAACCGCGCTCACAGAGCTTATCGCCTCTGTCGACAATAATATCCGAACCCGGATAAACGATGCTGCGCGCTCGAATTTGCTGGCTTTTGCTAAAGGTTCAGATCTTGACCACCTTGTAGCATGGCTTGGCATTACAAGGTTGGAAGGTGAGGGCGATGAACGCCTAAAACGGCGCTATCAATTGGCCGTTTTAGGAAGGTCTGCGGGCGGGCCACCGGAAAGATATATAGCCATTGCACTCGGTGCCAGCCTTGAGGTTCGTGACGTAAAAGTCTGGGCTTACGATCACGAACCAGTTGTGAATGTAGCGGTCCTGTCAGCAATCGGAAATGGCGATGCTTCTCCGCAGCTGTTGGAGAAGGTGCGCAGCGCGCTGGAACTGGATTCCATTAAAGTCACAAATGACCGCTTCAATGTGATTTCGGCAGTCCGTCGAACCGAAAATCTATTGGTTCAAGTGAGGTTGGCTCCGGATGCATCCTTGAGCGTTCTGGACGAGGTCAAAGCGGAGATCCCTGCTAAATGGGCAGAGCAAGATTTGTTGGGTTTGGACCTGGATCCGTCTTGGGTAACTGCGACAGCGCGCATTGCCGGCGTAACGGGTGTGAAACTGCCGAACTTGCAAGATGCAGTCCCGGCGGATGAATTCGAAGCCATTGGCATAGGTACTGTAGAAGTCGAATTCATAGGGCGCGGTCGCTAATGCCTGTGTTACTTCCTCAGTCTGGCACCACTCCGTTTGAAGCGGATATAGAAACGCTCATTCTTGAAACTGAAGAGTACGAACTGGCCATTAACGCCATTCCCGGTTGGAAGCTGACCTCCCGCTCGGCCTCGCTGATTCCGTTTCTGATCGACGAATATGGCCTTGGGGCGTTGGTCCCCTATATTCCGGATCGTTTCTTCCTCATCGATGCCGGTCGCCAATGGGCGCGCATTCGTGGAACGCATAAGGCGATTGAAGACGGCCTTGGCTTTATTGGCTATGCGGCCGGGATTGAGGAACCGCCTGAGCGCCGGTCGACATGGTGGAAGGTTCAGCTCCATCTGGACCGCTTGCGCGATAGCGAAAACGATCTTGAGCGCATTGACGGGATTGTCGGCCTTTCGCTTCCAACCCGCTCCAAGCTCCGGCGCGTTTATCACGGCTACAACATCCCGGCTGCTGAAACTGGTTACACGCGGCTCGGCTCGTGCAGGTTGGCAGGCGACAGCGGGGTTCGAGTTCGGGGTCTGAGACCCAAGTGGAGCTTTGGCCGCAAACATGACTTTGCGCTGGACCTGACCCAAGCCGATTACGAGGCGCTCGGGATCTGGATACCGGAAGTACCAAGCGAGCTGTGGGCGGATATGGATTTTATCTGGTCGGGTGCAGATTTTCGCCATGCGGATGAGGCAGAAATCTCCCGCCGTCATTCTCTCGGGTCATCATTTGAACGCTCGTCTGTCTGGCTGAAGTTCACGGATAGCAATAGTGCGGTGATCGGCTATCGCAATGCAAAATGCCGCGCGGTTTCTCCGGCACTTGAGGGCTTGAACGTCTCGGGCAACATCTATGGCCGTAATCGAGCCAATCCAAGCCATGTGATTGCCTTTGGCCGCACGGACTTTGGCGAAGGGTATGGGGCGACAGCTGCCCATGTATCGCTCCTGTTTGATCCAGAGCTCACAGACGTAACCAAACCTGGGCTTCTTTGGCTTGAGCCAGACGGTTTGAGCGGTGGTGTCGAGATTGCCCGCCAGCCGCTTGACCTTGAGTTTGGGACAACCGTTCGCGACCACATCCAGATTTTGATGAGGCTTTAAATGGACTTTGATCATCCAGAACTTGAGAATGTTCGTGATCGCAGCCCGTCTGCTCCGGCAGGTCGCACCCGTGTTGAGTTTGTCGAAGGCCGCCCTCTGGAAGGCGCTGATCTGAACGAGGCTCAAGGGTTGATGGAGCGGCAGGTGACTGCCGTTGGCAATATGGTGGCCGGGAATGGAAACCGGACAGAAGGCGCTGGCATTCAGGTAGAGCTGATCAGCAATCCTGCAAACTCGGGTGTCCCGGCAACCCGTGCCAATCTCATTTTGCAGGCGGGCAAGATCTATATCGACGGCAAGGAACTTGATGTTGAAGCTGCGCAGTTCCTCAATGTCGCCATTACTGGTCAAGTGTCGGTGGGCGTGCGCAAAACCGTTGCCTATGTGACGTTTGAGCAGGACGAAACGCTCAGGGGAATTGCCGAGGGCGAAGACAGCTTTGATGAGCCGGGGCATGCAAGGCGGGAAGAAAGCCTTGTCTGGGCGTTGCCCGATGATGGCAGAGAAGGCGAGTTCAGCCGGGTTTACCAGCTGATTGACGGTGTTGTCATCGACCAGACCCCGCCGCCTGTTCTGGATGGCATTTTAGCCACTGCGCAAATGTATGACAGCGCCAATGGGTCTTACATTGTTGAAGGATGCGGGGTTCGCGCCCTTGGGGAGGATGGAGAGGGCAATCAGATCCTTTCCATTGATGCCGGCATTGCGCATATCAACGGCAATCGCCGGACACGCGAAGAAGCCTTTACGCTCTTTGTGAAAGAAAACCCGGATCTGGAAAGCGTTCCTGCAGAAACCCATGCGTTTGACGATACGCAGGGTACCGGGTCTTCCACGATTGAGATCAATCGCCCGCCTGTTGCAAGTGTGACCACGGCTGTTGTGACCAAACAAATCACAGAGCAGCGGAGACGGGGCAGTGTTCCAAACGGCCTTGATGAGCTTGGGTATGGGTCTGTGCGCCGGATCGTGTCTGTTGTGCAGCAGGAAGTGACTTATGTGGAAGGCACCGACTTTGAGCGCAGTGATGATAATATTCGCTGGCTGGTCGACGGCAGTCAGCCCCAAGCAGATGAGACCTACAGCGTCACCTATCTCTATTACGACGCTGCCGACAGTATCGACTTTGATGATCGCACTGTCACGGTTACAGGCGGCGTTCATGATGAAGATGTCCTGCTGTCCTACAGTTCCAAAATCCCGCGCCGGGATACGCTGGTTCTGACTGTTTCTGGTGAGCCGCGTATCATTGAAGGGGTTTCCACACGCCGGGCAGCAATGGCCCCCAAAGCCCCGCCTGCCACATTGCCGCTGGCGGAAATCCATAATGACTGGTTTGACGCGCCTTTGATCGTAGGTAGCGGCCTTCACAAGCCGACCGTCTGGGAGGACTGGCAATACAAGCACCTGTTGCTCAAACTGGCAGACCAGTTCAACCGGATGAGCATGGAAAGCTCGGTTCCCGACAGCGTGTCGGCGGACGGGATCTTTACCGACCGCTTCGTCAATGACGATTTGCGTGATGGCGGTGTGGTGCAGGCAGCTGCAACGAACCGGGGTGTGTTGCAGCTTCCAGTCAATGAGGTGATGAACATCGCCTTTGGTGAGACGCAAATGCTTGCCTTTGAAGAAAAGGTCACGATTGAGCAGCCGCTTTCGACCGGTGAGAGCAAGATCAATCCCTATCAGAACTTCAACCCGATCGCGGGGGACTTGTTCCTGAACCCGCGATCGGATCACTGGGTGGAAACCCGAGAGGTCTGGACGTCTGAGGTCAGCCGCTTCTTTACGGCGGCTCCCGGTCAGCCGCCTGGCACCCGCGTCATCAATGAGGAAGTGTCTCAGCGAACGCAAACGGCAACAGCCATTCGCCAGCTGGACGTTGCCTTCACGTTGTCCGGTTTTGGGGCAAATGAACAGCTGAAACGGCTTTTGTTCGCCGGGCGTGATGTGACGCCAGTACCCGCTCTGGTGGCTGATGAAAACGGTGAAATCACTGGCACGTTCCGTATTCCGGCAAATGTGCCTCCGGGAAGTCATGCAGTTGATGCTGAAGGGGCGGCTGGTTCCTTTGCCGGTAGCACCTATGCCGCATCCCTGACGATCACCACAGAGACAATGCGCCGGGTGAACCTTGTCACGGTCAGCGCCCCGCCGCCTGTCATCGTCCAGAACATCACCAATGTGACCAATGTGACACAGGTAAACGTGCGCGGTGGTCGCAGAAACGGGGGCGACCAGAACGAGTCCTGGCAGCGAAACGGCGATCCGATTGCCTGGGTATTTCCGCCTGTCGAGGATGGCTACAATCTGGGTCTGGATTTCTGGATCACAAAGGTGGGTGATCCGAACAATCCAATCATCCTGCAACTGGCTGGAACCTTGAACGGCTATCCGACCAACGAGATCCTCGCTGATCTGCTTATTCCAATGCACGGGGTTCAACCCGGTGATGTCATAAAGGCGCGTTGGCGAGCGCCTGTTCTGGTCAGCGCAAGCGCCCGCTATTCTTATGTCTGGATGACCAATGACGGCGAGCATTCAATTGCAATTGCCAAGCAGGGTGATGTTGATCCGGTGAGCCAGCAACGGGTTGGTGGAACGCCTTATCCGGAAGGGTCGTTCTTTTCCGGGGCAAACCGTGCCACCTGGGATTATCACGCGAACGTGTCGCCCAAGGTGAAGGTCATCTCTGCCAGCTTTACGCAAACTTCAAAGCGTGTGGAGCTTTGGCGCGGGGCACTTCAGGCCATATCTGATCTTGTGGTGCAGGGCCCGGATCTGGCTCCCCTTGGAACGACCGTGCGTCTTGAACTGGAACGGGCGGACGGGTCCATTCTCATCCTGCAGCCGGGACAGCCGGTTGAGTTTGACGAATATGTCTCTGAAGAAGTGGCGCTGTTTGCCACTCTCAGCGGCTCGGCTACCCAGAGCCCGGTTGTCTTTGGTGGCAAACAGCTCATTGGTGGTCGTCTTCAGGAGAATGCGGAATATGTCAGCCGGGTGTTTCCAATGCCGGGTGAGGTTTATGTGAGCGGCCTGATCAAGCGGTTCACGCCTGCAGGGTCATCAATTGCCATGTCGGTAGACAAGGCGGACGGCCTGTTTGAGCCAATGCCTGCCGTCTCAACCCGGCCACTTGGTCAAAACTGGATCGAGGCAACCCATCAAAGAGAAGAACACAATGCCCCTCATGGTGGCCGGATCCGGATCACCCTTCAGGGTACACCCGCCGCTCGGCCATCTGTTGCCGAACTCCGCGCCTATCCGCTTTGAGGTGAATGATGGTCACTGATGCAAGAACAGCCAAAAGCAATCTGCCAAAGCCGCATTCGGACAACAAGGTCAACGAGGAATTCCCTCGACTTGCGCAAGCGCTGGAACTGATCGGGTCCGGACTGGATGACCTGACAACAGCGCTTGGTCAAAAGCCGGATGCAGGTCATGGCCATGCGATTGACGATATTGAGGGACTTGCTGGACAGCTGCAGAGCCTCATTGATGGACTGGATGACCATACGCATGCGTTCTCTGATCTGGTTGATGTAAACACGCAAGGGGCGAATGAAGGGCAAATCCTGCAATATCAGGCTGGAACTATTCAGGCCGTCGCGGCTCTGGCCGAGTTCTTTGCGCACAAGCCAATTCCCGGACTGACCTCCAACAATGTGCAGACCGCTCTTGCGCAATTGGCGTCTCAATTGGAGCAGCTGCGCGGAGGCAATGCGCCGGAGTTGCTGGATACCATTCAGGAGCTCGCCAATGCGCTTGGGGATGATCCGAACTTTGCAACAACCGTGATGGAGCATCAGGCTGAACGGGCCGTGAAAACCCGCATAGCCCCGGAGGGTGGCAAGCCGCAATATTTTGACCCAACGCGGGGCGACGGCGGCGGGTGGGTGGATATCGGGTCTGGCGACGGGGTGCCGGTCGGCGGGATACTGGGGGACGCTTCTGGTCAGGGCCTTGGCCCCGGCTGGCTCAAGCTTGGCAATGGGGCGACCTTTGATGTCACGATCTACAAAAAACTTGCGCTGAAATACCCCGATGGCGTCCTGCCTGATCCGGATGATCGGGTCTTGCGTGGGGCTGGTCCTCTGGCCGGTGTTGCCGGGACGGTGCTTGAAGATGCGATGCAGCGGATCACAGGCAGGAGTGGTCCCTTCGCATTCCCGGCAGGTCGAAGCGCCGTTATTGAGGGCGCTATGGGCCTCGAAGACAACGTGGTCAATGGCGAGGGCGGCCCCAACAACCGTAACAACTTCATCGCAACCTTCGACAGCGGGCAATCTCCCGGCGCTCGGGTCTCAGACGCTGAAACTCGCGTAAAGTCGCTTACGGTCGATTGGTATATCAAGGCAGCCGATACGGTTGATGGCCCTGAGATCGTCCAAGCGCTTGCCTATGTTGCATCGCTCAATGCTGTTGTTTCCAAAGCGGATGCACTGGAAACAAAGGTCAACAAGCTGGAGCTGGCCGCGCCGTCTGTCCTGACAAAGCTGCGAAGTGCAAACAGTCTTCACATCGACCTTGAGCCATACATAGACGCTGAGGGTTTTGCTGCCCTTGAGGTTGATGTGCCTTGGATGCGCCCGTCCCAACACGCATACACCGCTGCGCGGGCATCTACCGATGGTGGTGCGACATTAATCACATCAAATTCCTACGCGCGCGCTGGATATTTCAACGATGTGGGTGCTGCCACTGTGCCTGCTTGGCGCTCGACATCCGCCAGTGAAATGCAGCTAAGTGGTACAGTTGACAACCTACCTGCCCGCGCAGGCGCAATGCGTATGCGCATGGTCCGCAACGCTGAAGCGTTTCGAATGGATACACTGACGATGTACGTCAATAATGCTAACAACGAGGTCTGCATTCGCGGGTTCAACCGGATACAAGCCAGTGGTGTTAACTTTATTAGCATCTACCCAAGTGTGGGACAGTTTTCAGAGTTTGATTACATAATCCGCAATTTGAGGGCCAACTCATGACCCGGTGTTATCAACATTCGGACGGGCGACGGCTCATTGTGTCCAGCTATCGCGATGGCGCGCCGCCTCAAATCCAAAAGGCGAACGGTGAATGGATCGACTTTGACACGACCGACCCGGCCAGCCCTTACCATGGCTTTGAATACCTGCCCGATGGCTTTCCGCCTGAGCCTGGTCCTTCGCTGGATGAAGTCAAATCCGAAGCTGTGAAGGCGGTCAAACAGCGCCATGCGGAAACACTGAACGCTCTGACGGGTGGCGAGACCATCGAAGAGCGTGATACTTGGGCACCAAAGGCAAAGGCCGCTGAACGGTATCTATCCGTGTCCCCAGAAGCCATCGAGCGAAACGACGAAGGCGCGGCCAAAGATGCCGAATTCCTGATGATCGAGACCGAAGCGCTCTTTGGTGAGGATGACCCGACCCTGTTCGCTGAGACGATCAAGGAAAAGGCGGAAGAATACGCTCGCCTGATCGGCTTGGCGGGTGGCATTAAACGCAAGGCACTGAAAGCAATTCATGCGGCAGAAACTGCGGAAGATGTTGCCGCTATCCTTGAAGCGTCCGAGGCGGAAGCGGTGGCGGCTCTAACGAAGTGGCTCTCGGCAGCTTAGATTATGCCGCGCAACTCCTACAATGTCTTACGCCGGGAGATCCGCTCCGGTGACCTGATTGCCTTTCGGGGCAATAGCAGGGTCTCTCAGCTCATTCGTCATGTCACGGGCGGGCGGCATACGCATGTCGGCGTGGCCTTTTGGATGCGAGGCCGGCTGTTTCTCCTGGAGGCACGAGAAGGGTTGGGCGTCCAGCTCAGGGCCTGTTCCAATGTCCTGCCGTTCGACTGGATCAAAACCGATATCAGCTGGACCATTGATGCTGAAACCTTCGCCTTCCGCGAACTTGGAAAACCCTATTCCTATCTCGACGCGGTGCGCGCTGGTCTTGGGTCTCGGCTCAAGGGCGGGGGCTATATCTGCTCTGAATATGCCGCTGAAATCCAGCTGAGATGCGGCGGCGCTGACCCGCTGACAATTCCCAAGGCCGCACCAGCGGACCTTGTCGACTACTGGCTGAATGCCGGCGCTCTACTGCAAGTCGTCCGACGGTAGTTCGAATTTCAAATCTTCTCCCTAATACCCGCCTCGAGCGGGTTTTTTTATGGCCCGAGCAAGGGCCTGCAATCCTGCGAGGCAACTCATGACTGACATCTATCTCCATGGTATCGAAACCATCGAAACCAATGTCGGGCCGCGCTCTGTGGTCAAGATCGACACTGGCATTATCGGTTTGATTGGCACATCACCCGACGCCGATGCGGGTCTCTGGCCGTACAATACCCCGATTGCAGTGCATGGACACAATGACTTCCCAACCGGTCTTGGTGCTGAGGGAACCTTGCGTGATGCGCTGATCGGGATCTTCAAGCAAGCCACTCGCGCATCGCAAACAATTGTCGTTGTGCGCGTTGAGGAGGGTGGCACGGTTGCGGAGACGATGACCAAGATCATCGGCGATCCCGGCGCGAAGACCGGCATGTATGCATTTCTCCGTTCTTTCGACATGCTTGAACTGAAGCCAAAACTGCTTGTCGCTCCTGGATACACAAGCCAGATCCCTGCGGGCGGCATTTCGGAAATTCAAATCAATGCTCTGGGCTCTGGTTACACGTCTGCTCCGACGGTTACGATCAACGGCGATGGAAGCGGGGCGACAGCTACGGCGACAATTGCGGACGGCAAACTTCAGGACATCACTGTCACAAATGGAGGTTCTAACTACAGCGAAGCGACAGTCGAAATCTCTGGTGGAGGTGGCACTGACGGTACAGCAAATGCTGTCCTTGAAAAATTGAACAATCCGGTTACTGCCGGCCTCTTGACGATTGCGAACCGGTTGCGTGCAGGAGTAATCGTCGACGGTCCGAACACGACAAATGAAGCGGCCGTCGCATATCGAATGGGCTTCGACACTAACCGTCCAATGCTGATTGTCGATCCGTTCCCAAAAGTATTCGATGATGGTGAAGCGGTTATCCGTCCAGCTTCACCGATGATTGCTGGCTTGCAAGCCCGGATCGATTACGACGAAGGATTCTGGGTCTCACCCTCCAACCACGTGATCGAAGGCGTTATCGGAACCGCGCGCTCCGTCGGGCATAGCATTTCTGATCCAAGCGCTGAATCCCAGTACCTCAACAAGAACGAAGTTGCGACAATTGTGCGCTCGCCCTCCGGTGGCTTCAAACTCTGGGGTAGCCGGAATCCCTCCAGCGATAGCCTCAACGCATTTTGGTCAGTGCGCCGTGCCCATGACGCGGTGATCGAGAGCATCGAAATCGCTCACGAACCCTTCATCGACAAGCCGTTCTCTCTGCAGACCCTCCTTGATATCGCAGAAACAACAAATTCTGCCTTGCGTCGTTGGCAAGCCTTGGGCGCGATTTTGGGTGGTCGTGTTTGGCTGGATCCAACAAAAAACACAAAAGAGACCTGGCAACAGGGACAACTCTACGTCTCCTACGACGCAGAAGCCCCGTCACCGATTGAACAGATCACATTCATGTTCAACCGGAACACTGGCTACTACGAGCGTGTTTTTGACAACGTCGCCCGCGAAATCCAGCGCATCTCTGCAGCCGCTATCTGATTTTCACTGAAATAGAAGGAATGCTCCCATGCGTCATATCCTGCAGGGGTTCACGATGTTTATCGATGGTGACGACTACGGCATTGATACGGAAGAAATCGAGCTTCCAATTCCGACCCCCACTGAACAGACCTATCGCGGTGGCGGTATGGACCTGGAAGTAAACATGCCTATGGCCGCGCTCGAAGCTTTGGAAGCCACGGTCAAGATGTCAGGACATAGTCCGGACGTCATGAAAATGCTTGGTCGTGGGCCGGGTAAAAAGAAGCGGATTACGTTCCGCGGCGCCGTTCTTGAAGAAAGAGACGGTGAGACAGTTCCTCATGTGTGCGTGATTGAGGGCGTTCCGATGGCCGGGAGCCGGGATCGCTGGCAGCGTGGTGAAAAGTCGGGTCTTGAGTTCAAGATCTCTGGCATCACGTATTTCCGCTACGACGTCAAAGACGCTCCCGTTCACGAAATCCAGCACTATCCACCCAAACGCATCATTGATGGCGTTGATGAATTGGCCGGCATCAATGCCGCTCTCGGATACTGAACTCAAGCGGAGTAACGCATAATGACCAAGAGAGTAGTTCGAGCTGCAACTCCGCAGGAGATTGCAAAGGCAGAAGAGAAACAAGCCGATGTTGCGGCCAAGCCTGCAGCACGGTTTGTTTCGAAGAAAGAGCGCAGCCGTACTGTCGTTCTGGAGTATCCGGTCGAATACGATGGGACAGTCTATGAGGAGCTTAAACCTGGGCGGCTCAGCGGGGCAGAAGTCTCTGAGTTTGCCGAGATTCTGAGGGGCATCCCTGACGGAGAGAGCTACCAGGTTCAGATGGTGGCATTCTTTTGCCGTGTGCCAGAGGATGTCATTGCAGCGCTGGATAGCGACGACTTCCTGGAGGTTAGCGATGCTGCTTCGGATTTTTTGCCCCGAAAACTCCAGATGGCGATCGAGCAGACATCAGAAACTGGGGCGAATACGCCAGCATCGTAGCGGCTGCCCTTCACTTTACCAGGGCTGATCTCCTCGAAATCTCATTCGATGAGCTGGTCACGCTCTGGCTTCCCAACGCACTTACCATACTTGAGGCAAGCCAATGTCCACTGCGCGTGAAGCGAAGCTGATCCTTCGTCTTGTCGACGGGGTAAGTGCGCCTGCACGGGCGGTGGTTGGTGCGTTGGGGCGGGTATCTGGGGGATTAAACGGTATCGGCCGGGCCAGTATGGTGGTCCCGAATGCACTCGGCCGATCCGGCCGGGCCATGCGCCGCGCTTCCACTGATGCCGCCATGCTATCGGCTCCGATTCTTGCTGGAGCGGGCGCTGCTGCCAAATCTGTCTATGAATACGAAAAGATGGGGAATGCGGCGGAAGCCGTGGGCACGCTAACGACAAAACAACGCGAAGATTTAGAGGCTTACGGAAAAGAGCTCAATAAGGACTTTCCGTTCGTAAACAAGGACATACTGGAGGCCTCCTTCGAGCTGCTTCGGTCTGGGCAGAAGTTCGACCAAATGATGGGCTCGTTGCGGTCCACTTTGAATACGTCTCTTGCCGGCGATATCGGTCTGGGCAAAACAGCCGACATCATGACCAACATCGCGCAGGCTATGCGCTTGCCGATGGAGACGAGCGAACAAGCTGCAAAGACAATGGAAGAAATTTCCGATGTCCTTGCCTACAGCGCGAATGAATCAAATACCAACATTGAAGAGATGGCGGTGAATTTCCGCTATGTGGCCCCGCTTGCTGCTGCAACCGGCATGTCATTGAAGGAAATGGCGGTTTCTTCGATGATGCTGGCGAACAACGGCATCAAGGGGTCTAACGCCGGAACAGGCCTAAGGTTTGCTTTGACGCGATTGTTGAAGCCCACGAAGCAAGCCTATGCTGCGATGTCTCATCTCGGTATCAAGGTTGATGACTTTGTCAAATCGGCTCGGAAAGTGTCTGCCAAGGAGCTGATCAACACTCTATCGCTCGATGGTATAAATGTTGAGCACTTAGAGAAGGACTTTGACCGCGTTCTGAATGATCCCAAGTTTGCCAAGTCGCCGCAAAAGCTCATTGCCCAACTGAGCGATCTGGTTTCGTCAGAAATGGGTGAGGGGATTGTCGACCGAAAGGTACTCAGCGATAGCCTTTCTCAATCTCTACTTGCTCTTGGGACACAAGTTGATTTGAAGGGGTTCCTAAATGCGGTCCGAGACCATCCGGACGCAGAAGCCTTGTTCCCTGTCATTTTTGGTGTTCGCCATTCGCCAAAAATGATGGCGCTCTTGGCCGGTGATATTGATGCCACTCTGGACGAACTGGAGAAGAAGTACAGCGGTGCTGCGGACCGCATGTCCCGAACCCGGATGAAGGGTGTTGTTGGCGATGTCGCAAAGCTAAACGCGGCATTTGATAATTTGATTATCACGATATCGAAAGCCGGTGTTCTGAAGAGGGCGGTTGAAGTCATCAAGGCAGGCACCGGCGCGCTGGGTAAATTACAAGAAGCCTCACCGACAGTACTTGAATTTGGCACCTATGCGGCTCTTGCTGCTGCAGCTATCGCGCCTCTCGGCTTTGTTATCGCCGGCTTAACATCCGTTCTTGGGCTTCTGATCAATCCTTTGGCATGGGCAGTCGGCGGCTTGATCGCTCTGACCGGATACCTTGCTGTTAAAAAGTGGGATGAAATCACGGCCGGGTTCGAGGGTTTCTGGGCAAGTCTCAAGCACCATATGGGGCCGGAAACCCGAGCCATCATTGAGAGCATCACAGGCACACTGTCTGACTTTTGGGCTGTTCTTTCGGCGGATTCCGTTGCCGGTGGTGAATGGGCTTGGAGAAAGCTGGGTGTTTGGTTCGGTAAGGAGACCGCTGCAGCTCTGGAAACGTTTGCGTCGGCAGCGCGCTGGGTAGCTGATGGGATCAAATATCTTGCGTCTTCTCTGGAAGGTATTCTTGGTCTGGATGAGGGCAAGATTGGATCGGTATTCAAGACACTTGGAGCTTGGGGAGCTCTTCTTGCTGTCGGTTCGATCGGGTTTATGCTCATTGTCCGGCCTTTGAAGGCATTGGGTAACGCGCTCCTTGTCCTGTCTATGATCAAACCCGCCTGGTCACTGCTCAAGTTCTTTGGCCGACTGACAAAGCTCGGTGCTAAGGCTTCCGGTATTAGTGCTCTAGCCAAGTCAACGGCACAGTTGGCCAAGGCAAGCAAAGGGCTACCGGGAACAACGACAGGAACGGTAGCAGCACCGAAAGCCGCTGCAGCTGCGGGAAAAACGGCAGGTGTCCCCAAGGGACTTGGCAAAAGCCTCGGAAAAGGGGCAATAGCGGGATTGATCTATTACCTCGGAACTGAGGCGATGACCGCTGGTTTCGAAAAGTTTGATCAATGGCTGGGCGTTGATCCTGAATTGAGAAAGAAGTCAATTCAGCATCATAGTCTGTCGGCACAGCTCGGGCGTTTGTATGATGATGTGACAACGAATTGGAATCCGGGAAAGTATTTCGGCAGCGGTGACACAAGCAAAAGCATTGATGGTGTTTTTGGAGAGTTAAACCGTCGGACCGCGCCATCAGCTGGCGGTGCAAACACTGCCAGCCCGTTTCCAGTTGACCCTTCTGCAGCGAAGGGTGAAACCAAGAAACTGGCTGATGATCTGGAAGCTCTTCTGTCGATCCATGCCAAGCCAACGTTGGACGAAAGCGGGCTGAACTCCTCACTTGGGAAAGCCCGGGAACTTCGTGACATTCTTGGGTCTTTAGGTGGATATGCGCCGTCTCCAATGTCAGCCTTGAAAAGTTCCGGGCCCGGGGGCGGGGCAGTGGCGCCATCTACATCATCCTCCCATCAAACAGCGAACACCAATCACTTCCATATTCAATCCAATGACCCCGATGCAGCGGCCAGACAGGTCGCAAGCGTTATGGACAAACACTTTGGCCGGTCGAGCCAGACCGCCTTTGACGGCCGTTCAGATCTGGGAGTGGCGTGATGCTGATTGGCTGGGGACCGCACCGGTTCATGATACCAACCTACTCGGTGGAAAAGATGACGCGATCCTCTGGCGGAAGGGTCGCTCATGCTGCTGTCATTGGAGCTGACCAACCAACGCACCTGCTTGGCCCGGATGTAGATACGCTGGAGCTGGATTCCACGTTCTTCCCACATCATTTCAATCGTGGTGGATTGGGGATGTTGGAGGAAGTCCGGCTTTCAATTCGCCAGCAAGTACCGCACATGCTTGTAATGCTGTCCGGCGCAGTTCTCGGGAGGTGGGTCGGCACCAGTCTTCAGGAAACGCGAACTCTGTTCGATGCCAATGGAATGCCGTCCAAAGTCGAAACACAGTTGCGACTGACCCGGTATGTTCCTGGACCTATCAGCACCGAACTCAGAACAGGGCTGTTCTGATGAAGCCGTATTATCTGATCAAGGTGAATGGTGAGAACGTAACCAAAAAGCTCAAGGACTTGGGTCTCACCCTCACGATAACGGATCAGCTAGATAGCCACGCAGATACAGCGCAGATCGACATCACTGATCCGAACATGATCCTGCAACGTCCGGAGACGGGGGCAGAAGTCTATATTGAAGCTGGGTGGGAAGAGCAGGGCGAGCCACGGAAATTTGGGAAGTTCCGCATTGATCAGCGTTCGGTGAATGGGTTTCCCGTCACGATTTCCATCTCAGCCCAGACCATCGACGCCAAATCTGCAGTCAAAGAACAGCGAACCAAGGCGTATCCCAATAAAGACTACCCGACATACGGGGATATCTTTCGCGAGATAGCTTCCCGTAATGGTTGGTCACCTGCGATTGCGGACCGTATCGACAACGAGCCGAACGACTACGAGGCTCAATCGGAAGAAAACGATATCGCCTTTGCCACCCGTCTCAAGGAAAAGCTGGATGCCGGTGTCAGCATCAAGGACGGGCATATGGTGATCAACGACAAGGCCTCTGGCGAGTCCGTTACGGGCAAGAAAATCCCTGCGATCAATGTGGCGTTGGGCGTGAACTTGATCAGTTTTTCAGCGTCGGAAGTCGACAAGCCAAAGTTCTCGAAAGTCGAGGCCTCCTGGTTTGATCGTAACAAGGTCGAGCACAAGTTCCAGTCTTCTGCTGCCAGTGAAGAAGGGCCGACGTTCCACATCCGTCACCCATTCCAAACAGAGGAAGAGGCGAGGCGGGCTGCCAGCTCAAAAGCACGTGAAATTACACGTTCAGAGGGGTCTGCGCGTTTCACAATCAACGGAGATCCGTTCGCGATGGCCGGCGCCGAGGTCGAGGTTTCCGGATTGGGATACGGTGTTGATGGAAAATGGCATGCGGTCCGCGTCGTTCATACCTTTTCCGGATCATCCGCTTACACCACTGAAATCGAGTGTGAAGCCCCGACTGGAGGCGCGAAGAAAGGCCTGGGCGAACAGCCGAAAGTGACAGGCAGTGCACCTACCGCACCCGTCCCTACACCAGAGCCAACCGGCCCAACCTTGGTAGGGAGTGGTCTTCTTGGTGACGGACCAGAGTGATCAGAATGACATCCAGATTCCATACCGGTCCAGACGGTAAAACCCGCTACATCACGTCGGACGGGGATACTGTCGACCACATCGCTTGGAAATTCTATGGCCGCCATCAAGGAACGACTGAATTGATCCTTGAGGCAAATCGGGGACTGGCAAACCGCGGGCTGGTGTTGCCGGCCGGAGTTGAGATCATTCTTCCCGAGGCACCGCCACCCAAGCCAAAACCACTCATCACTCTCTGGTCCTAACGTCGATCAGACACTCCCAAAGGCTCGCTATCGCGGGCCTTTTTCTTTTCAAACAGAGGGCGGTCAAGGACCGTATCGGTGAACCATGCTGACCACAGCTCAGTTAGAGCGTATTGAAGGCAAGCGTTTTACAAAAAAACAAGAGGCCAACGCGCGGTCGGTCCTGATGGCGCTTGATGTATATGGTGACCATGTGGGGTTAGAGGTGCCTCATCGCCTGGCACAATATCTCGCCCAAATCAGCCATGAGAGCGGCGGCTACCACCATGACCGAGAAATCTGGGGTCCGACACCTGCCCAGAAGCGTTACGATACTCGCACGGACCTTGGCAATACCCCTGAATGTGATGGGGATGGTTTAAAATATCGAGGACACACTGCCATACAGATCACAGGCAAGGCGAATACCCGGCAGTATCGCGATTGGTGCCGCGCAAAGATTGATCCAAATGCTCCTGACTTTGTTGCTGATCCCGAGTTGATGAACACTGATCCGTGGGAAGGCTTGGGGCCACTTTGGTATTGGGATACCCGGAAGCTCAATCGTTTTGCAGACCGGGGAGACATCAAAACGATCACCAAACGGATAAATGGCGGCTACAATGGCTTCAAAGATCGGAAGCGCCGATATGTCCGGACAGCACTTGTTTTGCTGGATTTTGATCCAACCAATATCAAAGGGTTTCAGGAGGCATCAGCACTGCTGGTCGATGGCATTGCGGGTCCAAAGACCCTTGCTGCCCTGCATCGAGCATTAGTCAAACTGACGGATTTCACGAAAGACCTCGGACGGGAGCCTATCAATCAGAAGCCTGCAACGAAGTCTCGTGGGATCGGTGGCTCCAGTATTGCTGGTGCTGGCGGCGCCGTGGTTTTGGTTGAGCCGGTACAAAAGTGCATCGCCGTCATCGAAGGACAGAAAGCAGCGCTCAGCAGCGGTGACATCACGACACTTGTTGTCGGTGGCATTGTCGTAGCCGGTGCATTGCTCGCCCTTTACGCCCGATTGGATGACGGCGGATACATCGACCGCTGGACGGGGAGGGGATGATGCTCAATCCCATGATGTGGAAACTACTCGCAGCGGCCGCGGTGGCCGCCTTTTTTTTGATTACTGGCGCATACGTCTATGGCCGTATCGATGCTGGCGCTCTGACTGAGGCCGCCGTCGAGCGTGCGCTGGGTGATGCAAAATCCAACACAGAGGACGCAATCAATGAACTGGCTGAAGAAGCTGACCGCGCTCGCTTGCGCCGTCGGGAGTGCCGTGCTCGTCGGGGGATGTCCTGGTCCTTCGCAAACAACGAGTGCGTCAAAGCCGAAACTCAATCTCAGCGCTAGGCAGATCATCGGGACTGATCTTGTCGGTGCAAAGGGAGCGACCGAGGCAGATCAAGAAAAAATCGACAGCACGGTTGCCGGCCTTTGCGGGACTGGCACCTGGACCACATCGGAATGCAGAAAGCACGAGGAACGATAATGGATATTGAACAACACCTCGGGGCCAAGGTGTCTGTCATGATTGCTGGATTGATCGGGTCGATTGTCAGCTTGACCTTTATGCGCGACCTCACAGCTGGTCGTGCCTTTCTCTATATCG